CTCTAACCCAATTGGCCATGTCGAGCACCACGTCTAAACGAAGTGGCGCACGGTAATAGCCTTTGCGGTCACGGGTGAAGGATCTCTTCAAGAATTCAACTTCTGATAACTTACGAAACTCAATGAGTTCACCAGTCTTGGCTTCATCAGTATACTCGAAGTTTATTGTCGCTAATGCTTCCGACACAGTTACCTGATTGTAAACATTAGCTATGTCCGGGTGCACATTCACTACGTTGTCATCACCATAAGAAATCATAGAGACTTCCTTGGTAAAGTCGTACTTGAAGTGCGGGGTCAGTCCAGTTTTGTATGCGTTTACCTTTGTGACAAGATATGCGTAGCGCATGACAAACGAATTGGCAATGGAGTTGATTATAACAGTAAACGGATTCCCAGAGGGTTGAGAATGCGTTTGCCGATACAAAGAATTATTTACCAAGACATTTGTAGCGCAGATATCTTCCCACAGTACGGCACGGATAAGTGCGTTCTCGGGACCGTCATCATACCACTCATTGATCAAATCTAAGATTATTTGCAAAATCTGATAGCTCATAGAACCATCATAGTTTCCAAAATCGCCTGCAAAGACGAGTTCACCCTTCGATTTGAGTTTGTGAGCGATACGGTGCCAGTCCATAGAATACACATTCGTACCTACGGCAATTTCATTGTCAATGCGATTAGTCATAATCATATTCGCAAAGGCCATGAAATACATACGGAATGCGATGACATAATGCATAGGGGCTGCTTCGAAAACTCGCGTCTTCATAGCATCCACCTTTGCTTTAGGTCGGCGTTCGTCCTTTAGAGTAGCCACGAAGATAACATCTCCTCTCTTAGCCTGTTTGCAACTTTCGATCAAAGTTTGAACATCTTCTTTTACTTCATCATCAATAATATACTCCTCATCGCTACCCAACCAATGTTGTTTGCCCTTTGCAGGGTTTTCAAGATTGAATGGGTAACCAGGAGAAGTAGTACGATTGATGGGAGCAATAAATTGTTCACCTTCGATGCCTTCAACACCTTCTTGCATGCTTAGTACACGTCTTATGTCACTATCCTTAAAGATAACCTTTCTCAGATCATCTTTAATGACTTTGACATATTCGTCGTCTAACCACACTTGTTCCTTGGTCACTTTACTGATGCCTTTGATTTTTGGGTCGATCAACACTCCATCCACTTCTTTTGGTCGTAGATGAGCTGGTTTGGTTGTCGTTTCCATTACACGGTTGTGTATCAAAGACGGATTCAGTTGAGATTTAGATGGGGCGCTGGGTACCTTTTTCATTTCACCAATATGCTCTATGTCACCGGGGATGACAGTAGAAGCACCGGCTTGTGCATAAGGTAAGCGTCCATCAATTTTGCTCATGATACCAAAGTTCTTTAGATTGTGCTTTAGGAACTGTTGCGAAACAGGATAGATAAAAGAGTATCCAAGTTGAGGATTACCGGCCACGTGCAGTCCAACTAGTTTTGAATTGAAAGTTTTACCTTCCAACGCTACTAGTGAACCACATAGTCCTGATCCGTTCCATATGTTCGTAGAGATGTAAGAGTTTACTGTCACTATTTCACCTTTGAGAGATGTGTACTCAAGAGTACTATCCACAAAGTTAAAATCAGATGACTTGTTCTCTTTCACCACCACAAAGTTTTTGGTGGGGTTCAAGACCAATGAAGATCTTATGATAGCTGTTGCTTCCTTATTCAGAAATT